AAAAAGTAATGGATTTTAATAGTCAAACCCCATATGATGTATTGTTAGAGAGATGGTCAGCAGTCATTGATCACCCAGAATTGGCATCAATCGATGACATTCACCGCAAGAGAACTACTGCTGTTCTTCTTGAAAACCAAAAGAAAGCTCTTATGGAACAACGCCTTCTAAACGAAGGACCATCTAACTCAATGGGTGGTGGTTTCAGTGTTTCACAGGCTGCTGCATCATCTGGTGCTCTCGCTGGTTACGACCCAATTCTAATCAGCCTAGTTCGTCGTTCAATGCCCAATGTCGTTGCATACGATGTTGCTGGTGTTCAACCAATGACCGCACCAACTGGTCTTATCTTCGCAATGCGCGCTCGCTATGACGGTCAATATGGCCCAGAAGCAATGTTCGATGAACCAATTGCTTCGTTCGCAGGTGCTTCTGGTGGTACTGGTATTGCTGGTGGAGATACTGCATTCGGTTATACCTACACCAATCCACTGGGTGGTGGTACTGGTTGGACTAGCTTCCCATCAAGAAAAAATAACTTTAACTACTTCCGTGGTTTCTTGACTGGTCAAGCTGAAAATCTTTCTGGACCTGGTTCTACCACATCAGCTGGTGTTGCAACTGGTTTCCGCGAAATGGCATTCAGCATCGAAAGAGTCGCTGTAGAAGCTCGTACTCGCGCACTCAAGGCTGAATATACAACTGAACTTGCACAAGACCTCAAGGCAGTCCATGGTCTTGAAGCTGAAGCAGAACTTGCTAACATTCTCTCTGTTGAAATTCTTAACGAAATCAACCGTGAAATCATCCGCGCAGTCTATGCTTCTGCTAAGGCTGGTGCACAACAAACAGAACTTAGCAAAGCTGGAGATTACGATCTAGTTGCAGATTCTGATGGTCGTTGGTCAGCAGAACGCTTCCGTGGTCTTATGTTCCAAATCGAACGCGAAGCAAACACCATTGCCAAGGAAACTCGTAGAGGTAAGGGTAACTTCATCCTCTGCTCATCTGATGTTGCATCTGCTCTTGCAATGGGTGGATTCCTCAACATCTCACCAGCACTTAACAACAATCTCCAAGTAGACGATACTGGAAATGTCTTCGCTGGTGTTCTTAATGGACGCATGAAGGTATTCATCGATCCATTCGTTCCAGCTGGAACTGATTTCGTATGCGTTGGTTACAAGGGAACTTCTCCATATGACGCTGGTATGTTCTATTGCCCATATGTTCCTCTACAAATGGTCCGTGCAGTCGGTGAAAACACCTTCCAGCCCAAGATTGGCTTCAAGACTCGTTATGGTCTTGTTGCTAACCCCTTCGCTACTGGTCGTGAAACTGGTACTGTTGGTCAAGGACTCGGTGATGGCTTGAATGCATACTACCGCCTATTCCGCGTACTTTCACTTAATGGTCAAAACGGTAACTGATAGGTTACTGACTAAATAAAGCGAAGGATCGGTGAAAACCGATCCTTTGTTATTTTATAAATACATTCATGGGATACAATAATATTCCGACAGACATAAAGAATTATTTGCCAGGAGAATTTCTGACAGATAGTGATTTTCAACCATCAAATACTAATTTTTTAACTGGTAATAAATCAATTTTTCTTTTAAGTAGATGTCCAAACATAGCATTTTTCTGTCAAAGAGCCAATATACCATCTGTTTCGGCTGGTGTATCAATTCAAAATAATCCAAATGCAATTCAAATCCAAAGACCAGGAACTGAAATAACTGAGGAAGATCTTCAAATTGGTTTTGCTGTTGATGAAAATATGTCAAATTGGTTGGAAATTTTTAGATGGATAAAAGATATAAGTGTATATGGAACCTATATTGAACTATTGAGAGAAAATCAAAAAGTATCAGATGCTATACTTCTGGTATTAAATAGCGCATATAGACCAATAATTAAAGTAAAATATTACGATATATTTCCAACATATCTTGCTGGAATAGATTTCGACACATCATTGCCAGATACTGATAATATCATTTCTTCAGTTACATTTGCTTATAATTATTTTGATATTCAATTGCTTTCATGATATAATTGTGGTATGACTTTAAATGAAATTAAAAGATTAGTGGAAGAAGATCTAGACATAGATGAGACTGAACTTGGTAAAGAATCTCTTAGATCACCCCAACTTCATAACAAGTATCTGTGTTTTCTTCTAGATGAAAAAAATAATCTACATGCAATGGAAAGCTATTTAAAATCCTTGGAAAAGGATAAATGGCTTTATTATGCTGGAAAAATGAGCGAGGAACAACTCAAAGAAAAAGGCTGGGAACCTTTTGATTTAGCTATAATCAAGCAAGATGTTGATCGTTTTATTGAATCCGACAAAGAATATGCGGATAAAATGCTTAAATTCAATCAACAAAAAGAAAAGGTAAATTACCTTGAAAATGTAGTAAAAATAATGTCTAATCGGGCATGGAATGTTAAATCTGCCATAGAATGGATTAAATTTACGCAAGGAATATCATGATTGAAGTTGAAAAGGTAAATGAAAGTTTCTTAAAAGTGCATTGCACTGAAGATATTGCAAAGGAACTTTCTTCTTTTTTTACATTCAAGGTACCAAATCATGAATATACGCCAGCATTCAGAAAGAAAAAATGGGATGGAAAGATTCGTTTATTCAACCTCGCCAGTAGAACAATATACACTGGTTTAATTTCATATGTTGAAAAATTTTTTAATGACAGATCATATCCATATGAACTTAAAAATTTCAATGAAATAATTCCAGATCAAAATATCCGTGATTGGTTAAAGATACAAAAAATATATTCAAATAAAAAAGAACTAGTGCCTCATGATTATCAAATAAATGCAGTGGTTGAGGCACTTACAAATAAAAGGATACTTCTTTTATCTCCAACTGGCAGTGGAAAATCTTTAATAATTTATCTTTGTTTAAAATATTTACTTGAAAACAATTCAAAAAGATATTTAATAGTTGTTCCAACTACTGGTCTTGTAACTCAAATGCTGAATGATTTTGCGGATTATAGCAATAGAGATCCATCATTTTTACGCCAGATTCATACTATATTTGCTGGACAAGAAAAAAACACAAATAAAAAAGTGGTGATATCCACATGGCAAAGTATATTCAGAGAATCTGAATCATTCTTTGATTCTTTTGAAGGTGTATTTGGAGATGAGTGTCATTTATTTAAATCAAAATCATTAACTTCATTACTTAGAAAAATGAAGAATACTCCATATAGAATAGCTACCACTGGAACTCTTGATAATACACAAGCACATAAATTAATAATTGAAGGTCTTTTTGGTAGATCATATTCAGTGACTACTACAAAAACCTTGATTGATAATAATATTTTATCTCAATTAACAATCAATAATATATTATTGAAATACTCAGAATCATCATCGTCTAGAATAAAAAAAGCAAAATATGCTGATGAGATTGAGTGGATTATTTCAAATAAAGATAGAAATGATTTTATTGCAAATCTGGCTTGCAATATAAAGGGAAATGTTCTAGTTCTATTCAATTATGTTGAAAGACATGGAATACCTCTATATGAACAAATAAAAAATAAATCTATAAAAGATTCATTTATGATTCACGGAAAAACAGATATAGAGCAGCGCGAATTAATAAGAAATATTGTAAATAAACATGACAATAGTGTTCTTGTTGCTTCATATGGAACATGCAGCACTGGAATAAATATTAAAAATATTCATGCAATAATATTTGCATCTCCCTCAAAATCAGTAGTTAGAGTTCTACAATCAATAGGTCGCGGTTTGAGAAAATCGGAAACTAAAGATAAGGTTGTTGTATATGATCTTGGTGATGATTTAAGGTACAAATCATACCGCAATCATACTTTAAGACATATGGATGAGCGTCTAGCCATATATAATAAAGAGAAGTTCAATTATAGAGTAGTTAATGTAAGACTAGGAGAACCATGAACAACGAAATTAAAATTTTTAAACTAGTCAGTGGTGAAGAAATCATAGGAACTCTTGAGAATACTGGAGAAAATACTCTCACAATCAGTAAACCTATGATTTTTTATACATCCACAATGTTGGATAACAAGGGAACTCCTTATGAGATGACCATTTTACGCGACTGGATGGCTAGATCGGAAATAAAAGTCGCTGAAATTCCAATACATCAAATTTCTGTTTCATTTGTCCCAAATGAAAAAACACTTGAATTATATTCACTTGAATTGACCAAAGGTTCAATGTCTGAAGAGATTGTAGATGGTAACAATTTATTCAATTCAACTGAAGATAAAATGCAAATATTTGATGAAATTCTTGATGATTTTATCAATAATATAAATGATTTGATGGAAGGTGATATTCCTCAAGATCTTCCACCACCAACAAAGAAAAAGAAAAAGAAAAAGCAAAGATCAAATCCACAAATAGATCCAGCAAATCTAGCCAATCTTATGCCAGATGAATTGAAGGAAAGACCAATGATTTACCTTTCAATGGTAATTCCTCCAGAGGCAATAATGAATTTAATAACTTCGGGTGTTTTGGAACCAGAACAACTTCTTGCTATGATAGATGAAGTCAAGAAAAAGAAGAAATTCACTGGAGATGAAAAAGGCCGAAAAGATTTCGGCAATAAGTTCAGTGATTGGAATCCAGATCCAAAATCAGATGATTATTGAGATGTCTTCTATAGTTACTTTAAGTACAGTATTATATAAAGACTTTGTCCCTTTCTCTCTCCTCAAGAGGAATTATATCTACAACCACAAAACTGTCAAGTAAAAACTTGTAATTTTATGGAGAAATGCTATAATGAGTGAGGAGTTTTACATGTCTGACGAAGTGATTGAAAAAGAATTAAAAAAATTAAAACATTATGTCGATAATACAAAGTTTTTGGAAGAGATGTCTGCATGGAAGAAGGAAGTAAACCATGCAGAAAAGAAAGGGAAAGATAGACCACCTGTAAGCACATATATCGCTGAATGCTTCATAAAGATAGCCGAGCATTTAGCGCAAAGACCTAACTTCATAAATTACCCATTCAAGGAAGATATGGTCGGTGATGGAATAGAAAACTGCATAGCATATGCACACAATTTCGATCCAGAGAAATCAAGCAATCCTTTCTCTTATTTTACACAAATAATATACTATGCATTTCTCCGTCGAATAGAACGAGAGAAGAAACAATCGTACATAAAGTATAAATGCATACAAATGAATGATGTTGATGGAAAATTCGTTGAGTGGCTTAAAGGCAACCAGGGATCATCAACATTTTCTGAGTTCCTACAAAATACATTTTTTCTATCTGAACATGATATAGAAAAAATGGAAAAAAAGGAAAAGCTCAAGAAAAAACGCGGCAAGAAACCAAAGAATAAATCATGAAAATCGCTATTATCAGTGATACCCATTTTGGTGTACGAAATGATTCTCCGTTCTTTCTGAACTACTCTTTGAGTTATTTTGAAAATGTTTTCTTTCCATATCTTGTGGAAAACAATATACGGAGCGTCATTCATATGGGTGATTTGCTTGACCGTCGCAAGTATGTCAATTTTAATACATTGGCTCAAGTTAGAACTAGGTTTATAAACAAATTCGTAGAACATGGAATAGATCTCCACATCACACTGGGAAATCATGATGTGTTCTTTAAAAATTCAAATGAAATCAATTCCATAAAGGAATTGTTTTCTGTTGGCTATTCAAACATACACATCTATGAAGAACCAACTGATGTGGTATTTGATGGAATGTGCATCGGTATGGTTCCATGGGTCACAGCAAATAATTTTGATGTATGTGTAGACTATGTTCAGAATAACTCATGTTCAATACTCTGCGGTCATTTCGAGATTAATGGATTTGAAGTGATTAGTGGAATACGACATGAAGGTGGTGTTGAGTCATTCATATTCAACAATTATGACAAGGTTTTTTCTGGACACTTCCATCTCAAGCAAACTCACAAGAATATTCATTATCTTGGAACACAGTATCAGTTGTCATTTGCAGATGTGGGAAGCAAAAAAGGATTTCATGTTTTTGATACCTCCACACGCGATGTTGAATTCATAGAAAACAAGAACAATATATTCTTTGTCCTGAGATATGATGACTCATCTGAGTCATTCATTAAGAATTTGAGCAAAGTCAAGTTTGATAAGTATGCCAATGGATTCATTAAGATTGTAGTTGTTAATAAGAAAAATCCAAAGATATTTGATGCTTTTATCGATGCATTGAATAAAGTTGGAATCCAACAATTGCAAATAATAGAAGACAATAGCATTTCATCGAAACTTGATGATATGGAAGTGGATGTAAGTGAAGACACTATAACCATAATCTCAAAGGAGATAGATGCAATGAGTGATGTACAAGATAAGAATAAATTGAAGCTCATAATCAAGGATCTTTACATGGAGAGTCTTAGTCTATGAATGATAAGAAAACAGCAGATGAATTATTGTTTGAAGAAGAAAAACCAGTTTTTAGGTCTATGGTAGTTGAAGGTGCTATTTTAAATGATATTGTTCAAAAAGATAAAGTTTAAAAATTTTGGATCGTTCGGAAACAATTGGACCGAAATTGATCTTGAAAAAAATCAGACAACATTGGTCTGCGGATCTAATGGAAGTGGAAAGTCTTTTGCCTTGTTGGACAGCATAACATTTGCTTTGTTTGGCAAGTCTTTTAGAAAGATAAATTTAACTCAATTGAACAATTCCATCAATAAAAAGAATTGTGTTGTTGAGATAGATTTCAACATAGACAAGGATGAGTATAAAGTAATTCGTGGGCTTTCACCAAAAGTATTTGAAATTCATAAGAATGGTAAGATGATAAATCAAGATGCCAAGAACTTGGATTATCAAGAGGTTTTGGAAGATCAAATACTAAAAATGAACTATAAGACATTCACACAGGTTGTGATTCTTGGTAGCTCCTCGTTCATTCCATTCATGCAATTGACTGCGGCTGATCGTAGAGCTGTAATAGAAAATATTCTTGATATCAATATATTCAGTACCATGAATATTGTCTTGAAGACCAAGATGACGATTGCTAAGGAAAATGTCACAGATATAATGAATAAAATTGAATTACAGGAACAAAAAGTCCAATATCAGCAAAAAATAGTGGATAGTCTTGTATTGAGAATAAACAACGATGTGAAGAAGATACAGGATGAGATAGATGAACATAGTACTCAGGAAAATGAACTACTACAAAGCATATCAAGATTGAATGAAGAGAAATCTTCCATAATACTTGTTGATGTAATTGGAAAAGTCAAAGAAGAATTTAAAAAGAATGATTCCATGATATCTCAGTATTCCTATAAGATGTCTGATATTGAAAAAGAGGTTAGGTTTTTTGAAAAGACTGAGAATTGTCCAAAGTGCAAGACAAAACTTTCTGCTGAACTCAAGGTTGAGAATATCAGCAACTTGAACAAGAGTATAGAGGATCTTGAGAATACTATAAACACTTTAGCAAAACAGAATGAAGAAAAGCAGAAAATAATAGATTTAAATTCCGAAAATATGGAAAAGATAGCAAATATAGATTCTAAGATAAGAGAATTGCAATCATCTATAAAAGAGATGAAATCTCTGGTTTCTTATAAAATGAAACAATTGAATGAATCTAGTAAGATTGAATTGGATCTTGTACGCGAAAAAACAACTCTCAAGACAGAAAAGGAAATGCTTGTGAAGCTGAAGGCAGAACTTGCGGAGTTAAAGGATGATGTATCCTATCTCAAGTTAGCTGGAGATATACTGAAGGATAATGGTGTAAAGATCAAGATAATCAAGCATTATCTTCCAGCAATGAACAAGTATATAAACAAGTATCTCAGGGCCATGGATTTCTTTGTTCAATTCAATATAGATGAGGAATTTAATGAAGTCATAAAAAGCAGACATAGGGATGAATTTAGCTATATGAATTTCAGTGAAGGTGAGAAAATGAGAATTGATCTTGCATTATTACTAGCATGGCGTGATATAGCAAAAATGAAAAATAGTGTTAATTGCAATTTGCTGATTCTGGATGAAATATTCGATTCATCACTTGATTCAGTTGGAACTGATGAAGTGTTGAAATTATTGAATGCGCTTGGTAACAAAGCAAATGTTTTCGTGATAAGCCACAAAGCAGATCAAATTGTAGATAAGTTTTCAAATACCATGACATTTGAAAAGAAAAATAATTTCAGTAAACTAGTAACCTGATAAATATTTTTATGGCAATACCAGAAAAACTAAAGTATAGAGGAAATTACAGACAATATGATGAGAGAGGATATGAATTAATATATGATGTTGGCGATGTTGTTGTTTTTAATGGTCAGCAGTTTGTTTCAATTACGAGAAATAAAGGGCAGATACCAACGAAGAGGAGTTCGGGTTGGAAGGAGTTGACTGCTGATTTTGAAAATTATCATTATCAGGACTCAATTCCATTAAATGCAAATGTTGGAGATAGATGGGTTGACAGATTGACTGGAAAAATGTATACTTACATAGAAGACAAAAATGGATTTCATTGGGTAGAATTTTAAATGGATAAGAACAATAAGAACAATTCAGGTCCAAGACCTCGTACTGATCGTGGAACTTTTAGCAAGGAAAAGAATGGTGAGCGTCACCGCTGGAAGCAGAACATGAAGGATCTGAAGTATTCAGATCCAGATGAAGACGATGACATGTTGGACATCGTTGACGACAGTAAAGATTAAAGGAACATACTATGAATACCGTGACACAAATCAATCTTAGCAAGACTACTTTGGCGATTCTTAAGAATTTTGCCACATTGAATTCAAATATTCTCGTTAGTCCTGGAAATACAATCAAGACAATTACTCCATCTATGAATGGCATGGCTGAAGCCAGCGTAGAGGAAACTTTTGAAACTGAGTTTGGTATCTGGGATCTTAGCAAGTTCCTTGGTGTAATCAGTCTTTTCACAAATCCAACCTTTGAGTTTGAGGAAAAGTCTGTTCGTATTCGTGGAAGCAATGATACGGTTGTGAACTACTATTATTCAGAACCAAGGCTTCTTACTACACCGACGAAGTCTGTTAATATGCCAGAAATCAGCATTGAGACAAATCTAACGCAGGATATGTTTTCTGAGCTAACCAGAGCTAGTTCTATTCTTCAGTTGCCAGATATTTCATTCCAAAACCGTGGAGATGACATTTATGTAGTGGTATCTGATCGAAATGATCCAACCAGCAATAACTGCGAGATCAAACTTGACGGTTCTGCTAATGGTGCCCAGTTTAATTTTAATTTCAAGATGGACAATATTCGACTTCTTCCAGGAAATTACAAGATCTCCTTCGCCAAGAACATCGTAGGTCGTTTTGAGAATGAAAATATTTCCCTGACTTATTGGTTTGCAATGCAGCCCAACTCCTTCTATAATGGTTAAACATGAACAACAATCCACTTGAATTCCTGTGGGTCGAAAAGTATCGACCCAAGACAATTAATGATTCGATCCTCCCATCGTCCTTGAAGCAGACCTTCAAGGACATGGTTGCTAAAGGACAACCACAAAATCTTCTTCTTTCTGGAACGGCTGGTACTGGAAAGACAACTATTGCAAAGGCTCTTTGCCATGAGTTTGGAGTTGATTGGATCATCATCAACTGCTCCGAAGATGGTAATATTGACACACTCAGAACAAAGATTAGGCAATTTGCCAGCACTGTCTCCTTCTCGGAAGCCAAGAAAACCGTTATTCTTGACGAGTTTGATTATAGCAATGCCCAGAGTATTCAACCAGCCTTGCGCGGAGCCATAGAGGAATTCTCCGCAAATTGCCGATTTATCATTACTTGTAATTACAAGTCTCGTATTATTGAACCTATTCATTCTCGTTGTACTTGCATTGACTTTACCGTTCCACAGGATGAAAAGAAACAGATCTGCACCCAAATGTACTCTAGATGTGAGCAGATTCTTAAGAATGAGGGAGTAAAGTATGATGGACAAAGTCTAGCCAAACTGATTACCAAGCATTTCCCTGATTTTCGTAGAGTATTGAATGAACTTCAGAGGTATTCTGTGTCTGGAATGATTGATCAAGGTATCTTGGTCAATGTAGCAGATACAGAGATCAAGAATTTGGTTGAGAGTATGAAGAAGAAGGACTTCCAAACAGTTCGTAAGTGGGTGGCGGCAAATGTCCATATGTCCCACAGCGACATCTTCAGGAAGATCTACGATAGTCTAACAGAGGTTCTTAACAAGCAATCGATCCCACAAGCAATTATTGTTATTGGGGAGTATCAATACAAGGCTGCTTTTGTTGCTGATCAGGAAATCAATATGGTAGCTTGTCTTGTAGAATTGATGATGACATGTGAGTTTAATTGATGGAACTGAATGATTTTTTCAATTCTATAAACAAGACAAAGAAAGATATCGTAGGTAAGGACGAAAAAGCCGAAAGAGCCTATATCCCATATGTTATCAATAAATCGATGTCTTATCACAAGGATGTAGTTTTTCATGCCAATTTTATGAATCTAATGCCTATTCTAGACAAGAAAATGCAGTATGATTACTACTTGTACGGCATTTCCAAGGGTTCTAGATATGGTAAATGGCATAAGGACGAGGACAGCCGTATAGAGCCTATAATGGCATTTTATGGGTATTCTAGGGCTAGAGCCAAAGAAGTATCAAAGATCCTCTCAGACAGCCAAATAGAAGCCTTACATAAGGTTTTAAATAGGGGTGGAAAACCATAAAACTATAAATAATTTATATTTTTATGGAGTAAAACATGTCTGAAGATGATGATATTTTTGATGGATTGGGAGTTGAGATAAAATTAAAGAATAAGGAAGACTTTCTAAAGGTAAAGGAAACTTTGACCAGAATAGGAGTTTCCTCTAAAAAAGACAAGAAACTATTTCAATCTTGTCATATCCTTCACAAGAGGGGTCGCTATGCAATCATGCATTTCAAAGAGATGTTTCTTCTAGATGGATTGGATAGTGATATATCCGATGATGATACGGCTAGAAGAAATACAATTGTCCGATTGCTTGTTGAATGGGGTCTTATAGAAGCAGTAGATCCAGAGGAATACAAAGAACCACAACTTTCTCTGGCTAGACTTAAGATCATTCCACACAACCAAAAGAAAGAATGGCAATTGATTCCAAAATACCATATCGGTAAGTGATATAAATATATGTGGAGATTTATATCATGGAATATATGCAGGCAATTGGTGCTCCATTTTTAGTAGAATATTCGTCAAATTCTAATTTAAAACCTAAAAAATTTGAATGGACTGTTGAGAATGCTCCATTTAAAGTTTTTATAGACTCGGCTATTCCTCATGGCATCAATTACACAAAAAAACCAGGAGAAAAGAAAGTTGCATGGATCTGTGAGTCAAGATCCATATTTCATTCTTGGTCAGTCCCTCGCAACATCTTTGATCAACTTCTTCCTCAGATGGAAGAGGCGTATGATGCGATTTTCTTTGCGGATAAGGAATACTGTAAGAAAAGCAAAAAATTACATTTTGCATTTGCTGGTAGTAACTTACCTTGGGTAAAAGAACATAAAATCTTTCCCAAAAGCAAACTGTGCTCTATGTTTGCATCAAGCAAACGAATGACTCAGGGCCATCAACTGCGTCATCAAATTGCAGAAGCATTGAGAAATAAAATTGATGTATTTGGTGGAGCAGCAAACACCCAGAGAGTTGGAGATAACGGTTCTCCGTGGCCAGATAAAAGCGGTCAAATAAATGATTATATGTTTCAGATTGTCATAGAAAATGATAAATATGAAACTTATTTTACAGAAAAATTAACAGACTGTTTTGCAACAGGAACTATTCCAATATACTGGGGAGCACCAGATATTGGAAAATATTTTAATACAGATGGTATGATTATAATAAATGATGAAATTGATTTACAAAAAATGACACCAGAATATTATAATAGTAAATTGGATGCGATTAAAGATAATTTTGATCGTGTTCATAAAATGCAAGGATCCGATGACATTTTATATGAACTAATACAACAGCTATGAAAACTCCATTAGTAACATTTTTTGCCGATATAGAAAATCGCACATATTATAGTGATCATGCAAAAAGATTTGTTAAAAATTGTAAAGATTTAAATATGCCTTTTATAGTGAGAGAATTGCAAAATAAAGGTGATTATAGAATGAATTGCCTTTCAAAGCCAAAATTTCTTTACGAAATGATAAAGGAAATAAATGTTCCTTTTGTTTGGATGGATGTAGATTCTATTATGCATAAGCAATTAACTGTTTTTGATGATTTAGCACCTAATTGTGATATTGGATTAGCTTTTACAAAGCTCCCAAACAATGGCGATAAATCAATATCTCTTCCAAAAGCATCTCCGATTTTTATTAATAATACTTCAGCAGCAATTCAATTTTTATGGGAATGGGTACAAGCTGCAAATGAAGCCAAAGTGAAAAATACTCCAGTATTTGATCATGAAATTTTAGCATCATTATTTGTTCATAATATAAGTAAACTTAGATTTGGTTGTTTACCACCAAGTTATTGCATTTGGCCTGGTGAAAACATAGATGGTGAAAAACATATAACGATGGGAATTGCAGATGGAACTTCAAAAGAAGAAACTCTGAAAAGAATGGGATTTGATGATTGGGCTATTAAATATCAAACTGTTGGAAATAAATTTGTGGAGATGCAATGAAAACACCATTTTTAACTTTTTATTATGATATTGATGAATCTCTTTATTATGAAAAATCTGCAAATAACTTAAAAGAACAGATTGAATCGTTTGGTGGAAACTTAATTGTAAAAAATCCAAAATTAACTTCTTCGTATAATTTAAATTGTTTATATAAACCACAAATAATTCTTGAAACTCTAAAATCAATAGAATGTCCATTGATTTGGATTGATGCTGATTGCGATATTAGAGAAATTCCTCTGGAATATGATTCTATATCTAAAAATGTAGATATTGTTTGTGTTCTCCGTGAAGAACAGAAAATTACTCCACATTCAGCTGTGATTTATTTTAATTATAATAAAAATGTAATTAATTTTTTAGAAAAATGGATAAATGAATGTAAAAAATTTATAAACAATCAATATTTTAATGATGGAGATCATTCTATTTTTATAAATCTTATAAAAAATGAAGATCTTAATATTGGATTGATTTCTCCTTTAATGGCTTCTGTTCTTTATTCAAATTCAAAAATAAAAATTAAAATTAGTCCAGGTGGATTTGAAACAGAAGAAAAAAAGAAAATGAAATATGTTACATTTTTAAATAGTGGTTGTATTGATATTTGTAAAAATATGATCAAATCCGCTGAAAATGTAGGAATAAATTCAGATGATTTTTTTATAGCATGTTTGGATAAAAATGCATATGAAGAATTTAAAAATTATAAAAATTGTTTTTTATGGTGTGATCAAAAAATAAAAGAATATCAAGATTGGACTTTTGATCCAAATAGTGGTTTTAGGAGTATTGTTAAAAATAAATGGGCTATCATTAAACATGTTTATGAAAAACATCAAAGATTGTGTTGGGTTGATACCGACATAGTATTCAAGAAAAATCCATCTGATGGATTAAAGAATGATGAAAAAATTTTATTTCAATGTGATAGACCAGGTAGCTGGATCTGTTCTGGATTTATGGTATTTAATAACTCAATTGAATGTCAAAATTTAATAAATGAATGTGCAAATAATCAAACCGAAGATGATCAATTATTGATAAACCATATCGGATTGACAAAATACCACGAACATATAGCTTTACTTTCAACAGAACAGTTCCCAAATGGCCACATTTATTATAATGTTGGTATAAAAGATCAAGCATATATTGTTCATAATAATCATATGGTTGGTATTCAAACAAAAATTAATAAGTTTAAAGAAGAAAATTTGTGGTTTATTTAAAAAAGAGAAAATAAAATGGCTTTATTCGGTGAACATTTAAGACCAAAAGCAGTATATCCAGTATACCCACCATACCATACTGGTTATTATCAAGAAGAATATTTTTATCACAGATGGAATGAAGATAAAAAATCTTGCGATAGGCAGTATATTGATATTTTTTGGACAAACATTTATTGCAATGGTTCTCATGTTGGACAAAGAGGTCCAAATATTCAACAGGAATTAATTAATAAACTTGACCCAAATGGTAAATATTTTACTATATGTCAACATGATGATGGTCCATTTGAACAATTACCGCAAGATACTATTATTTTTGCTTCTGGTGGAAATAGAAAATATGGAAATATAATAGCATTACCTTCAAATTGTTCTAAAATTCCAATTACATATACTGAACTAGAAACAAGACCATTATTAGCATCATTTGTTGGATCAAATACACATCCAATTCGGCAAAAAATGTTTGATATATGTAAAAATAATGAAAAAATATTCATTTATTTGAAAGGATGGAGTCCTGTGGTAAATGAAAATGAATTTAATTTATTTACTAAAGTCACATTAAATAGTGTATTTACATTAGCCCCAAGGGGTTATGGTAAAAGTAGTTTTAGACTATACGAAGCCATGCAATTAGGATCAATACCTGTTTATATAAGCGATGATCCATATTTACCATGGAATGATGAATTAAATTGGAATGAATTTTGTGTATTAATTCCAGAAAAAAATATAGAAAATTTAATTGATATTTTAATGTCATATTCAGCAGAACAAATTGAAATAATGCGTAATAAAATGAAACAAGTATGGGAAACACATTTTTCCCTAGAAGGAATGTATCAACAAATAATAAGGAGACTCATGTGAATAAGTATTTAATGGTATTGGCATCATATAATGACCAAAGACAACAATTTTTTGAACATTACATGAGTCCTAGAAACAAAGAATATTGCAATAGACATAATTTTAATTATCTAGAATATAAAGGTAAATTTCAAAAATATAGAGATAATTATACTTGGCTTAAATTTACTATAGTTCGAGATTTAATAAATGATGGAACTTTGAAGGATGGTGATATTCTCACACATCTGGATGCAGATATGTGTATTGTCAAACAAGATCAATCTTATGAGACTAAAAAATCATTTACTTATTCAATTGATTCTGGAAATTCACATTGTATGGGATCATATTCATTAAAAATAAATGATTGGTCTAAAGAAATGTTAGAATTACTTTTAAGTGAAAGTCGTTACGAAATTTTCAAAGATAAACTTACATTACACGAAGCATTTAATAGATACACCAGTTTCTGGTCTGAATTCAGAGAACAGGCATCATGGTATTCTTTGGCTGGAATTAAAAGACATTCATGGGAACCATTTTGGAATCTACCAAATAATGGATTTCATTCAGCCAAAGATGAATATACTGCATATAGTCTTGAAGAGTTGGAAGAACATGTTGAAGTTCTTCCAACAGCATGGAATGTAACTGAATTGGAAGGAGAAACACCACCAACATTTAATATTAACAAAGTAAAAGCAGATGATGTTATTATAAGGCATTTTGCTGGTGGCCAACCTTGGAGAGCAGATTGGTTTTTTAAATGAAAATTTTATACATCACAACAGATGAAAATAAAAATCTTCATGCTGCCGATAGAGCACAGGGAGATTATATTGAAAATACTATTTTGCTTGGATTAAGAAAACTATTAGGTAAAGATTGTGTGGACTATCCACGAAAAAGAATTCTTTATCATGATTGGTCTGATGTCAAAAGAGATAGTCTTCATGGTAGAGGATTTTCCTTATATCATGAACCAATGGAAGATATTCCATCAGAATGTAGAAATCTAGATAATCAAACATTTGATGTTATTTTATATGGAACTGCATATGCATGGAATATGAAGGATATTCCAGAACTTGAGGCAAAAGCTAAAGTTAAATTTTATATTGATGGGCATGATTTATACGGTCATGCAACCAATAATCGTTATATTGAATTTCGTGGAGAAAAACTTATTGGAAATCAAGTTTCTCCTAGCTTTAAGGGGCAGATAATTGAAGAGCAGGAACATGTTTATCCTACTGGTGTTGGGTTACCAGAAAGTAGAATAATACCTATCGATTTTTCTAGAAAACGCCAATTGATACAAAAAGCTTATCCTCGTCATGCTTTCTTTGAACCAGCATATGAAATAAATCGCAGCCATTATCTTTTTACAAATGAAAATGAATATTACTCTGACATGGCAAATTCGTGGTTTGGTTTGACATGCAAAAGAGGTGGTTATGATGCAATGCGTCATTATGAGATAATAGCAGCTGGGGCATTATTACTATATCGTGATTATCATCTAAAACCAAAATTATGCGCACCTGGAAATTTGCCAGCAATCAACTATACTTCGCGAGAAGAATTGATGAATATTATGAATTCTTTAGTTATAAATAATAGACCAACAGATGAATATATTCGTTTATTGGATATGCAAAGAAAATGGCTTGTGAATAATGCTACTACTGTAGCAAGAGCAAAATATGTATTGGAGATTTTAAATCATTATGTCAAATGATAAATTGAATATAGATGAATTTACAATTTGCCTGCACTGTGGCTGTAATAGAGAATTGGTTAATCGCCAAATTGAAGCATTAGTACCATTAGAATCAAAATACAATATTCATTGGAATAATAGAATAGATCGTTATCCTAAGATGTATCCTACTTATTCACAATTGATAAATCATTCAGTAGTTACTTCACAAACTGAATGGGTGATATTAATCAATGACAGATGTTCTCCAACAGTAAATGAAATTGAAAAAATGTTAAATTTATTAAAAAATGGATTTGCATGTGTTCTTCTTTATAATGTAGGTTTTATGGGATTTTCTAAAGAACTTATCCGTAAAATAGGATGGTGGGATGAAAGATTCATTCAGGGGTGGGAAGATAGAGATTGGGTATGGAGAATTCAACAAAATAACCTTGCTTTATATGAAAGTCAGGAAAGCTCATATGATTATAGTTGGCGTTCTCCTTTGAACCACCCACCTGGAAAATGTGAAGAGGGTCATTTAAGAGCAAAATATGATTTTAATAACCCAATGTATGTTTTAAAAAATCTTCCAGAAGAAAAATATCAACACTGGGATCTGTTCATAGGTGATGAAAGAAAAGATATTAGTGATACTTGGATGACATGGGATAAATCTATTCTCGGTGTTGCTTATGATAGACCAAATTCTGGTCCACCAGGATCAGCCTTTATTGGAAATAGAAAGATTGTGGAAACTTATGCCAAATAAAATATTAATTACAGGTGGATTTGGATTTATTGGTGCACATTGCATCGAAAAATGGAAATCACTTGGATGGGATATAACTGTAATTGACAATCTGTCCTCGAATGCTATAAATGAAGAACATAAACTAGCAGAAAATATTAATTTTATCAATGAAAATATTCTTGATGTAGAAATAGAAGAATTGCCAAAATATAATTTGATTTTACATTTGGCTTCTCCTGTCGGCCCAGTTGGTGTATTAAAGCATTCTGGTAGAATGGCGCGTATAATTTTAGATGATATCTATTGGGCAATAAAGGCTGCTAAGAAAAGTGAATGTCCATTGGTGTTTATTTCAACATCTGAAATTTATGGATATAGAGAACATAAGAGTTATTTACAGGAAAATGATGATAAAGTTCTCCACGGTGAATTTACTGTTAGAAATGAATATGCTATTGCAAAATTATTATCTGAAATAGTATTGTCAAATCAAGCAAAAATTGATCCAACATTTAAATATCAAATAATCAGACCATTCAATGTAACTGGTAAATATCAATTACCAGATGGTGGATTTGTTTTACCAAGGTTTGTATCTCAGGCATTAAACAACGAAGATATAACAGTATATTATTCTGGGCAACAGCTCAGAGCTTTTACATGGGTCAAGGATATCGTAGATGGAATCTATCTGGCAGCAAATGCAGAAGCATCTAAATGGAATCAAGAATGGAATATTGGAAATGAATTAAATGAACAAACAATTCTTTATTTGGCACAGAAAGTTAAAGAATTTACAAAAAGTTCATCTAAAATTATTCATATTGATCCAAAAGAATTACATGGCTCTTTGTTTTCTGAAGCTCCAGAAAAAATACCAAATAGTGATAAAATTAAAAAAGAACTTGGTTGGAAACCAACAAAATTTGTTGATGATGTAATATCAGAAGTAGTAAATTTTTATAAAACTGGAAAATAAAAATGAATAAAATTGCTATTATTGGTTGTGGTGAAATAGGAAGTAGTCTGAAAAAGATATATGATGAAAATCAAAACTATGAAATAAAAGTAATTGATTTGGCTTTAGGATTAACTGATGATATAACAAATGTTGATGTTTTAAATATTTGTATTCCTTATAGTAAAAATTTTATAAAAATTGTTAAAAAATATATAAAACAGGCTAAACCAAATTATACTGTTATACACTCCACAGTTGCTCCAGGTACTACTGAAAAGATAGGAAATAAAGTATGTCATTCGCCAGTGAGAGGACTACACCCCAATCTAGATTTAGGATTAAAAACATTTGTAAAATACATTGGATGTAATGATTCTGGAATATCAAAAAAATATCAAGAACATTTAAATGAACTTGGTATTTCTTCGTATATTTGTCAAAATAGTAAAACAACAGAATATGCAAAATTATTAGATACTACTTATTATGGAATTTGTATTGCGTATCATTCCGATGTTCTAAAAATATGCCAAACAGAAAATTTAAATTTTGATGAAGTGATGACTATTTACAACAAATCATACAATGAAGGGTATAAAAAATTACAAAAAGAAAATGTAATACGACCTGTTTTATATGGTACAGATAAAATAGGCGGTCATTGTATTGTTCCAAATGCTAAAATATTAAAACAATTCATGAATAGTGATTTGATAAAATCTATTTTAAAATACGAGTAAAAATATGACTATTGATTGTGATCTTTCAACATGGAAGGGTTATTTTTTTGATAACTTAATTCAAAAAATGAAATATGATTCATATCTTGAATTAGGTATAGGTGAAGGTAATACCTGGAGATATGTTAATTGTGATAATAAAGTTGGTGTTGATATTGTAATTCAAGGTGAAAATATTATAAATTGTACAACGGATGATTTTTTTAAAACAAACCAACAAAAATTTGATATTATCTATATTGATGCAGATCATAATAAATTACAAGTTTGGAATGATTATATTTCTGGATTTGATTGTTTAAATGAAAATGGAATTATGTTTTTTCATGATGTAAATCCTCCAAATGAGAAATCTACTGCTTTTACTGGATGTGGTAATGTTTATGATTTTTGGATGAATCTTTGTGATAACTATAAAGATCTTTACACAATTAGTGGTAGATCTGGCGGGGAAGAAGATACACTTGGAATAATTATTAAAAAATCACATAAAATTAAAAAAATATATCCATATGACCGAAAATGGAAAGATTTTGATAAAAATAAGTATATTTACAACAAAGAAATAAAAATTGATAACTTAATTGGATTATTACAATGAAAACTGTAGCTTTTTATCAACCGTTCATGAATGAACGCGGTACTTGCGTGGCAATGTTTGATTACGCACACTACAATCAAACATTATTAGGTAATAAATCAATATTCATTTATGATTCTAAAGATAAAAGAAACGAATCAAAAGGTCTTAAAAGAATCATGGATAATTTTGACACATATGATATATCATGTGCAAATTATGACAATGATAATACACAAGAACGAGTTAAAAAAATAGATGAAGCTTTAGAAAAAGCAAATGCAAAATATATTTATTTGTGCAAATCTGGATATAATGATGGAGTTATTCCTACAAAAGCTAAAAGTCTAGTGCATATTATGGGAATGGTTGATCCTGTTCATAAGCATGGTGATGTATGGGCTTATGTTTCTTATTTTTCTAATAATGTATGTGGGCAAGGAAAAGAGATTGTTTTGCCTTATATGGCAGTTCTTCCAGATGTTGATGAAGATTTGAGAAATCAAATTAATATTCCAAAGGATGCTATAGTAATAGGAAGACATGGTGGATTAGACACATTTGATATTAATTGGGCTAGACATGTTGTTTTTGAAGTGGTAAGACAAAAGCAAGATATTTATTTCTTATTCTTAAATACTCCCAAGTTTATGGAACATCCAAGAGTTTTATTTTTAGATTCAATTGTAGATCCTAAAATAAAAACAATGTATATTAATACATGTGATGCTATGCTTCATGCTAGGGATGTCGGTGAAACATTTGGAATGGCATGTGCTGAATTTTCAATTAGAAATAAACCAGTAATGACATATTCAAATTCAAGAGAAAGAAATCATATAGAAATATTGGGAAATAAAGGATTATATTATGATTCACCACAAAGTCTTTTTAATCTACTGATGAATTTCAAACCAAATAAAGAAATTGACTGGAATTGCTATAGAGATTATTCTCCAGAAAAAATAATGAAAATTTTTGATGAGGTTTTTTTAAAATAACTAATGTATAATTTATTTCAATTTTTATTTAATAATAAAATTACATCATTTTTAGATCTTGGTGCAAATGATGGAGATTTTTCTTGGGCAATAAAATCTGTCTTTCCAAATATGAAATTATTTGCAATTGAAGCAAATCCTAATTGTGAACAAGATTTAAAAAATAAAAATATTTCCTATATGATTTGTTGTTTGAGTGATACGAAGAAAAATATAGATTTTTTTGTATCCAAAATAGGTGATGGAAAAAATACAGGCTCATCTTATTTTAAAGAAAAAACAGAATATTATAGTGAAGGAAATTATAATATTTTAAAAACTGAAACAAAGACACTAGATGAAATTTTTGATGATACCTACAAGTTTGAATTTATAAAATTAGATACACAAGGATCTGAGATTGATATAATAAAAGGTGGAATAAATCTAGTTAAAAAAGCAAAATATATGATGTTAGAAGTTGCTATATTAGAATATAATGAAGGTGCTCCATTGAAAGATGAAGTTTTTTCATATCTAAAAAGTATTAATTATCTTCCAGTAACTAAGATTCATGAGCATAAATATAGTGACGGAAGAATCTTTCAAGAAGATTGGATATTTCAAAATAAAAATTTTTAACTATTAAAGGTGATAAAATAATATGGAAAAAATAGTGATAACTGGTGGTCTTGGTTATATTGGTTCTGAGCTTTGCAAGCTATATTCGGGCGAAGCACGATTTAAAAATATTACAGTAGTAGATAAGCGTTTTGTCTCTGAGCGCGTAAAGCAGTTAAGAGAATGGGGTATTAATTATATCCAGGCTTCTATTCTTGATGAAAATACTATCTCATCTATTATTAGTGATGCTGATATTGTGATTCATCTCGCTGGAATAACTGATGTTGCTTATGTAAAAACACAATCCAACGCAGAGCAAGATGCTGAAATAAAAGAAACTGGAATTGATGGAACTAGAAATATTATCAAGCATGTCAAGAAAGAATGTAAGATTATATTCCCATCAACCCATGTTGTGTATGAAGGATTTTCTGAAACTAAAACAGATATTCCAGAGTCAGAAGCACCATGTCCAGTTTTGACTTATTCTACTGGAAAAGTTCAATCTGAAATTGATTTATTTGCATCAGATAGAAATTTTGTTATTCTTCGTTTGGCATCAGTATATGGTTATTCTACTGATACCATGCGTATAGGAATTATGCCAAATCTATTTTCTAAGATTGCATCACAAGATGGAACTATTAAATTGTTTTCTGGTGGAGTTCAATTGAAGAGTCTTGTTCCTGTTTTTGATGTGGTTAGATGCATGAAATTCATGGCTGAAAAAACACAAATTAATCGTGAAATTTTCCATGTAGCTAAAGAAACTGTAACCGTCAAAGAAGTAGCGGAATTGTGCAAAGAAATAAATCCAAAATTAACTATAATTGAAACTGCCGATGAAATTCCAAATCTGGGATATACTATCTCAAACAAGAAACTTCTTTCAACTGGATTTGAGTTTAGATACAATCTAAAAGAATGTCTTGAAGAAATGATTGGAAATTGGTCAAAGAAAGATATTAATCCAGCATTAGAATACCTTGACAAAGGTGGAAAAGAGTTCATTGATTCGCGTGGAAAAATTCTAAATTACGAATTGACAGAACCAATCAATCTTATAGGATATATTGAATCAAAGAAGAGTACAGTTCGTGCCAATCATTATCATCCGATTCAAGAACAAAAATGTTTGCTGGTAAAAGGACAATATATCAGTGTAATTAAAGATCTTTCTACCCCAAATGCTCCAATCGAAACTCGCGTGGTAAATGCTGGTGATATCGCTATAATAAAACCAAATGTTGCGCATGCCATGGTATTTACAGAAGATTCAATTTTTCTAAATTTGGTACGAGGTGAAAGAGAACATGAAAATTATGGAGTAACGCACACATTGCCATATACATTGGTGGATGAAGAGATGCGAGTAAAATTACTGGAGTGTTATGCAACTTCCTGTAGATCTTGTAAAAACAAACATCTTGAGCGTGTAGTTTCTCTTGGAAATTCACCATTGGCTAACAATTTAAAAAATAGTGCTGATGAAGCAACTGAGATGTATCCTCTTGAAATGAATTATTGTCCAAAGTGTCATAATTGTCAATTATCTGTTGTTGTTCCTCCAAAGAAAATGTTCGACAATTATCTTTATGTTTCTTCTACTGCTTCTTCATTTAGAAAGCATTTTGAAGAAGCAGCTGAAAAATATATTTCTAGATTTAATTTAAATGAGAATAGTCTTGTTGTTGATATAGGAAGTAACGATGGTATTGCATTGAAACCATTAATGGAAAAGGGTATTAAAGTTGTTGGAGTTGAACCAGCAAAAAACATAGCCAAGCTTGCAAATAAAAATGGAATCAACACAATTAATGATTATTTTAACTCAAAAGTTTCAAATAAAATTTTAATGAAACACGGAAAAGCTAAAATAGTAACAGCTTCTAATGTATTTGCACATTCGGATGAATTAAAAAATATTGCTTTAAATGCATTGAATTTATTGGAAGACGATGGAGTTTTCATCATAGAAGTTCAGTATTTGCTTGATACGATAAAAGATCTTACTTTTGATAATATTTATCATGAGCATGTTAATTATTGGAGTGTTACTGCACTGAAAAATTTCTTCCAGGGTTTGGGGGCATTTATTATAGATGTAGAACACATTGATACTCATGGTGGATCAATTAGAGTTTATGTTGCTAAAAATGATCAAAATGTGTACCATAAACTTTTGTCTTCTCACAATAATTCAGTAAAAACATTTATAGAAAATGAAGAATCGTTTGGTCTAACTAAATTCTGCACATATTTTAAATTTGGAAAAGATGTTGAGAATATCAAAAATGTTGTCAGAAATAATTTTGATAAAATAAAGAAAAAATATGGTAATATTGCAGGATATGGTTCTCCAGCCAAAGCAACAACATCATTGAATTATTTTAAAATTGATAATTCTTATATTGACTATACAATAGAAGATAATCAATTGAAAAATGGAAAATATATTCCAGGTGTTGATATTGCAATTAAAGATAAAGAATATATGAAGAATAACATGCCAAAAGCAATCGTTGTTCTTGCCTGGAATTTCTTTGATCTAATAAAGAAAAACAATCAAGAATTGGTAGATTCTGGTATTGATTTTATTAATATCAAAGATCTTTATGATTCAAATTTTAATGTAGATTGAATATGAAGGCATTAATAACAGGTATCTCTGGACAGGATGGGTCGTATTTAACCGACCTACTCCTGTCCAAAGGATATGAAGTTCATGGAATTATCAGAAGATCATCTTCATTTAATACAGCAAGACTTGAACACCATATTCAAAATCCAGAAATTTATAATAAAAAATTATTTTTACATTACGGAGATTTGACTGATTACACTACAATTGAAAAATTGATGAATAGGTGTAACCCAGATGAAGTTTATAATCTTGCAGCGCAAAGTCATGTTCGTGTTTCTTTTGATTCACCAGTATATACTGGGGAAACTGTTGGTATAGGAACACTTAATATGCTTGAAGCAACAAGAGCGTATGAAAATAATACTGGTAAAAAAATTAGATATTATCAAGCATCTTCCAGTGAAATGTATGGAAAGGTTCTTGAGATACCACAGAAGGAAACAACTCCATTTTATCCAAGATCTCCGTATGCATGTGCCAAAGCATATGCTCATTATCTAACGGTAAATTATAGAGAAAGCTATGGATTACACGCTTCATGTGGAATACTATTCAATCATGAAAGTCCCAGAAGAGGTGAGACATTTGTTACTAGAAAAATCACTAGAGCTGTTGGTAGAATATACCAAGGATTGCAAAAAAAGCTGTATCTTGGAAATTTAGATGCACAGAGAGATTGGGGATTTGCTGGTGATTATGTAGAAGCAATGTGGCTGATGTTGCAACAGGATCAACCAGATGATTATGTAATAGCAACTGGAATAACAACATCTGTTCGTGAATTTTGCAAAAAAGCATTTGAACGGTATAATATGAATTATGAACAGTATGTAGAAATAGATTCAAAATATTATAGACCATCAGAAGTTGATATTTTACTTGGAGATTATAGTAAAGCTAAAGAAAAATTAAAATGGCAACCCAAAGTAAACATAGATCAACTAATTAATATGATGGCAGATCATGATTTTCAACTAGGACGAAGAGATTTCATCATAGATGTACATGATCGTAAATTAAACCCTACAATGTGATATAAATATAGTAAAGGTATTCACTATGCATAACTTATGTCTTTCGATGATCGTGAAGAATGAATCTCATATCATTCTTGAATGTCTAAACTCTATATACAAAGAGATTGATTATTGGGTAATCGTTGATACTGGATCAACGGACAATACCAAGGAAATCATTACAAATTTCTTTAAGGAGAAAAATATTCCAGGCGAACTTCATGAACGCCCATGGATATCATTCGGCCATAATAGAACAGAAGCACTTGATCTATGTAAGGGTAAAGCACATTATGCATTTATGATCGATGCTGATGATTATCTGGTTGGTTCTCTTGGTTTTAAGCCAGATTTAAATATTGATGGATACATTCTCAGGATGGGTCGAGAAGAATTTTCTTGGTGGAGATCCCAGATATTCAAACTTGAATCCAACTGGAAATATGTTGGTGTTCTTCATGAATATGCTACTTGTGAAAAGCCAGATCCAGTTTTAGCAAAACTTGGTGGTAATTATAGAGTTGTTGCTCGTACTGCTGGTGCTAGAAATATTGGTATAACTCCAATAGAAAAATATACAAGAGATGCAGAGGTTCTGGAAAAAGCCCTTGAAATGGAACCAGGAAATGTCAGATATCAGTTTTATCTGGCACAATCTTATTTTGATTCACAGCAATGGGAAAAGGCAGAAGAGGCATATAGAAAACGAGTGGAAATGGGTGGTTGGGAAGAAGAAGTTTACTATTCCTACTATAGAATAGCAGTAACCAAATCCATGATGAATGACCCATGGCAAGAAATAATGTCTGCATTTTTAGATGCATTTAATGCTCGTCCAAGTCGAGCAGAACCATTATTCCACATAGCACAAATTTATAGAATGAAGTTCAACAAACCAGCCTTGGCATATCTGTTTGCTAGAATGGCTTCCGAAATTCCATATCCAGGAAATGATATTCTCTTTGTTCCTGATATAATCTATAAATTTGGTATTTTGGACGAGGTTGCTTCGACTGCATATTATGCTGGAAATCCACTCGTTGGACATGCAGCCTGCATGAAGTTATTGAAGGAAAATCGTGTTCCAGCTTCTGAAGTCGAAAGAATTCAAAGAAATCTTCAGCAGTATGAACAAATAATAGCACAAATGCAACAGATAGCACATCAGCAACATAAAGAAGAAAACGAAAAACCAGAGCCAGAAAAGAAAAAGAAAAAATTCAAAGAACGAAAGTGAATTTAGGCTCCAGTAAAATGGAGCCTTTTTCATATAAATACTGAAATAAATGGCTTTTAATTTTCCATCAAATCCAATAATCGGAGCTAGTTATTCACATGAAGATGTGACATGGGATTATAACGGTTATGCATGGGAAAAAAGATGCTGTGGTATTACTGGTGGATTGACTGGTAGTGGTTTAGGACCAACAGGGCCAACAGGACCAACAGGTCCAACAGGACCAACAGGACCAACAGGACCAACAGGACCAGTTGGTCCAACTGGAACATTTACGGGATTTTATGTTTCAAATTTAAATGGATTTAGTGGTGGTATTACATTAGCGGCTGGATCAAATATATCCATAACTTCAAATCAAAATATAATAACAATAAATTCTGAATCTATGTATGGGGTTAGTGGTGCAATTTATGCATCTAATCTTGCAACAGGTCTTTTATATGGTGGTCTTCTTACAATAAATGCTGGAAATTCAGCATGGTTTGATATAACAGCTGGTCATGGGCAAATTCATTTTGCTGGGGCTTCATTGACGGCAGATCCAGCACCTACATTGACTTATGTTTATTGGCCTGGGCAGACTGGAGTGACTTTATCTGGTCTTACAATGCAAGATACAACATGGTTGTATGTGGATAATACTGGATCTTTAAAACAAAGATCAGGTTATTATACTGATGATCAAATAGAAAATAATATTATAATTGGTGCTCTTGTTCATCCAAGTCGCTCTTATATAAATCTTGCAAGAACCATTCCAAATGTCGCATATGCAACTGATAAACAATATGAACAGTTTATTCGAGGATTTGGGCCTATTAAGACATCTGGGCATACAATTCAATTAAATGGTGCAAATTTAAAATTGAATCGTACATCTGGCACGGCATTTATGCTTGGTAGAAACTACAAAAATGATCCAAATAATCCAAGTATAGTTTCTGATATTGCAAAGACTGATTGTTTATTTTATCGCTATTATAGGAATGGATCTGGTGGATTTACTACAGTAATCAATCAAACAGCCATAGATCCTACAAAATATGATGATGGTACTGGAATTCTTAACACAGTTCCACTTGGAAAATATACAATTCAGCGTATTTTCTTTTATCCAGGAACAACTGATATTTTAGGTGTTTATTATGGTAGATCCACATATGTTTCTATAGCGGAAGCAGCAGCAAATTTGAATTTTGAGGATTTTACTGAAATTGACAATTCGAAGACAAATGCAGTTTTATGTGGTTATTTGATTGTAAAGGCTGGTGCTACAAATTTATCAAATACAAATGATGCAACATTAATACAGGCTGGAAGCTTTAGATCTACTACAAGTGGTGGTGGATCTATTGCAACAAAATTGGACGATTTGAGTGATGTCACTATAATAACAGTAACTGATGATGATGTTCTTATTTACGATACAGCATCAACACAGTGGTTGAATACTCCTATTAAACACATAGCAGTTTCTTCATATAATGGAAGAACTGGTGCTGTTCAAGGAGTATCTGCTGCTGTTGCTGGAACAGGTATATCGGTTTCTGGATCAACGGGTACAGTAACAATATCAAATACTGGCGTATTATCATTCAATGGTTCAACTGGAGCAATTGTAGGTGTTTCTTCTATAAATGGATTTACTGGAGCAGTTTCAATAACATATGCTCCAGCAGCAACAATAACATCAAGTAATTCAAGTTCCACTGCATATCCAATATTTGCATTTGGGCCTGGAAATACTGGTCTTTATATGGATAATGTGACCACTCCATTGTCATATGTTCCTTCATCGGGAACCATGACCGCAAGAACATTCACAGCAACTTCTGGAGTCTTGAGTTTATCTTTGAATGCACCTTCTGGTGTAATTTCGGTGAATGATGGTTCTGATATTTCTGCATTCGGTTCATATAACATATCTCATAATGGTACACAACCATTTGATATTTCATCCATTGTCGGAGTAAATGTTTCTGGAATATTCAGCGTAACAGATCCAACCAATACTTATACATATACTTTCCCACAGACAAACGGATCAAATGGTCAGATGTTGACCACCAATGGAGCTGGAACTCTTTCTTGGAATACACCAGTAAAATTAGATGCGGCTCAGACATTCACCGCTACACAAAAATTCAGTGCTGGAATAACAGTTGGAAGTGGAGCTACATTTAATTCATATGTCAGTGCTGATACTGGATATAGAGTAACTGCATCTGCAATCAATAACCAAACAGGGACTACATATTCTCTGCTTTCAACTGATGATGGAAAAATAATTGTAGTAAATAGTGGATCTTCTCATACATTAACTGTTCCCTCTGGATTACCCATAGGATTTAACTGCACTGTCATTCAAATAGGTGCGGGTCAAGTTGGAATTACAAAAGGTTCTGGAGTTACTTTGAACAGTTTTGGTAGCAAATATAATCTTGCTGGTCAACATGCAGCTGCAAGTATCATAGGATATACCAGTAATATCTTCAATGTTGCTGGAGGATTGACTGGATGATAATTCCAAGTTTTTTACCAGGAATGATCAGCCCAATATTGCAAATTCAGACTGCTGCGGGTGGTGGTGGGTCTGATGTGACTCCTGCTGCTGTAAATTGGGGAGATATAAGTGTTGCTGGTACTAGATACACCACTCAACAAATAACTTCTATTTCCTCCTCCATAACAGTTCAACTAACTGCATCGGGTACTCCAGGTACTAGATTATGGTATAAGATAGATACAACAGGACCAATTTATACTACGGGTACCCCTACATCGTATGGGTTTACGCAGATAACATCCTTTCCAATAAATATAACTGTTAATAATAATGAATATCTTTCATTTGGAATGGCTTCTGCTGTCAATAGAGGATCTTCATCCACTATAACTGTAACCAATACCAGTGATTCGAATACAGTTCTTGATACCTTTTTAATATCATTTTAATGGTATAAATATCTCGGAGAAATTATATGCCAGCAGCAAGATACGACATATACGCCGAACAAGGCTCGACCTTCAAACTTCATTTGCAGTACAAATATACTGGGGGTACTGGAATTGATTTGGCAAATTTTTCTGGAGAAATGCAAGTTCGTCGGTCATCTAAGGATGATAAAGTTGTATTATACCTGTCAAATTCTGGTTTAACTGGTGGTGGAATTACTGGAGAATTTACACCTGGAATAGATGGTATTGCTGGTATTGGCGGTATAAGTTTCAATACCTCAATTGCTGGTTTGACTGGATCTACTGGTGGAATATTGATCAAAATAGATAAAACAACTATGAAAAATGTGCCAGCAGGAAAACATTTTTATGATTTTGAACTAACAAATACAATAAATGAAACCTCACGATTATTTGAAGGGACTTTTGAAGTTTCTAGAGAAATAACGAGATCTTAATGGCCGAAGAAAAAACAATACTTGTAGTAACACAGTTAAAAGAAACTGATTCTGAGATTACACCAAATAATCTCAATAATTTAGTTGTCAATAATCAAGCTTCATCTACAGTATTGATTGCACAACCATTAGGTCCAGCAACCGCTGGAGGTGTTGGTCCACAGGGATTGCAGGGAGTAACTGGAGCCACAGGACCAACTGGAAATAATGGTATAGATGGTTTATCTGGATTTGGATATACTGGTATTGTAATTGAAAATGGATTTTTAAAGATCAGGCCAGTTGATAATTTTGGTATTGCTGGTGCGACTTTAATTCTTGGATATGTAATTGGTGCTACTGGTTCTGTTGGTGCCACAGGTGCCACAGGTAATATTGGTTTTACTGGTTCAACTGGTGCCACAGGTGCCACAGGTGCTACTGGTTCAACTGGTTCAACTGGTGCCACAGGTGCCACTGGTCCTGTTGGTGATTATGTAATATCAATTTCTGGTTTAACTGGTATTAACAATCTTTATGGTGGTCCTGGAATTGTGTATGAGATAACAGGAACTACTCATGCATTTAGAATAAATTATGCATTTGCTGGATATACTGGATTGACTCTAGCCACAGTGACGACTGCTTCCACAAGTGATAAGGTTTTATTACAAAGAAAACCAAATGACAAGATGGAATTGATTACTGTTGGTAATCTTCTTAATACTGCATATGCAAATGCTCCAACTGATATACCAGGAACATTATCATCAACATATAAATTTGCATTTTTTGATTCTTCTGGAAATCAATATACATCTTCATTTACAAATGTAAGTGATCAGGTAACACAAAATACTGTAAAATCTTTGAATGGTGCTACTGGAAATCTAAGTGCTGTCACATCAATTAATGGATGTACTGGAGCAATTGGAATAACTGGCACTATAAACGAAATTGAAGTCACAGGCCCATGCCCTACTATTGTAATTGGATTACCAAATTATGTTGTAATTCCAAATTTAAATATAACTGGAGGAATAACTGCTCCAAATATAGTAACATCTGTCAATGGTCAAACTGGTGCTGTTACAATTAGTGCTGGTGTGACTGGAATTGTTGCTGGAACTGGAATAATAGTATCAGGTCAAACAGGCAATATCACCATAACAAATAATGGTGTTCTTTCAATCAATGGTTCAACTGGTGCAATAACCAATGTAGCAAGAACAAATACTTCTCAATCCTTTTCTGGAACTCAATTATTTCCAACTGGAATTTCTGCGACAAACGCTACATTTACTAGTGGTGGAAGTGTTGCTTTTGCTGGACCAGTAATTGCAACTAATACATTTCAAATCAATAATTCAACTGGAAAATTAACACTTGCTTCCCCTGGTATATCTGATTATGGAAAATTAGAAATACAGAATATTGATGTAATATCAGAAATAATTTCCACATCAACAATAATTCCAAATGTAAATCAATCTACAAATTTAACACATACATTACCAACTACAAGTGGTAGTCTTCTTAACACAAATTCTTCATATGTAAGTTCATTCAACGGTAAAATTGGTGCTGTTCAAGGAGTATCTGCTGCTGTTGCTGGTACTGGTATATCTGTATCTGGTGCTACTGGTAGTGTGACAATTACAAATACTGGTGTAAGATCATTTAATGGTTTAACTGGAGCAGTAACTGGTGTATCTTCTGTAAATGGCCAGACTGGTGATGTTACTATTTCCAGTACTTCTGGTACTGGTGTGACTGGAATTGTTGCTGGCACTGGAATTTCAATATCTGGACAAACTGGTAATGTTACAGTAACAAATACTGGGATTCTTTCAATAAATGGATCTACTGGCGCAATAACAAATGTTGCTTTTACAGATAACGCAAATAACTTTTCAGTAGAACAAGTATTTAATGCTGGGCTTGTAACAGATTATGTTACAACAGATGCAAATACACAAGTATTAACTTTATCAACAGGTGCAGATAACTTTAGTCGTATTACTATTCATGGCACAGAAGAATATGAGACTATTGATTATGTCACTAATAATTTTATTTTGTCGCAATATAAACGCCCTGGTATTGCTGGTATTACTTTTTTGTTTGCTGATAATAATGGGTATTCAAGATATTTTAATATTTACAAGGATAACAGTTTAGATGACACTGCATGGATAGTAGAGGGTGCAAGTGATGATGCATTTGGAACTCCATTAAATATAGATGATAAACTTATCATAAATTTTCCTTATCTTAAATTTATTTCTAATGGGGCAACATTTACTGGAAATATATACGCTCCAAATATCGTAACATCCGTCAATGGTCAAACTGGTGATGTTACAGTGACTGGTTCTGGAAGTACTAATAGCATTACAGAGACTATTGATTTTTCTGAAAATACCAACAATCTGGCATTTACAATTATTGGTTTAAATACCTCAAATAAAATCTACTCAATCGATCATATCGTTGGTAAAACTGCATCATTGCAAAATCAATCTGGATCTGTTGTTGTGTCTGGTACTGTTCAATCTGCTACAACATATTGGAGTGGAATAAAAAATGGTGATGGAACAACAGGTTCATTTGTAAATCCAATAAACAGATATGCAGATATTGTAATATCTCCACCATTTACCAATGGATATACGGCTGGTTATCTTTCAGGATTGAATTTAACTGTATTTGGTGACAACAATATCTACACCAGACTTTTTGGAAGCGGAATATCTGGTGATGGATTTACCGCAGGAGTTGTTTTTGGTGGTGGAGTGACTTATACTTTAACTGGTCTAACTCTATTCCACACAGAAAGTACATATGTTATCAAAACAATAACTGGAAAATCGTGGGTTTCTGCCGATTCATACATAACATGTAAATGTCTCGGTCTTACGACAGCGGACCATGATGCAGAAGATGCCATCCTAGAAGGTGTTAAGTTTGAGATAAATAATATAGTAGCAGGAGATGGATTCGATATTATCGGTCATGCTCCTGATGGAACATATGGAAAATACAAAATTAAATGTTTGGGACAATAAGGAGATACTAGATGGGTGTTAATATCAAGAGTGGAAATAATTCAGCTGGTTTAGCAAATGTCAGTTCCACATATGAACTTCAAGTAACCACACCACAGGAACAGGCAAATGCTGGTTTTGTTCAACTCAGTTCCGAAATAGATGATGGAACTGTTCTGGGAACACGAACCAATCTTGCATTAGAAGCTTCTGACGATTATCGTCTTCGTGTTGGTGTTGACCAGACTCTTTTTAATATGTCTTTTGAAGGTACGACTGTTCCCAGTGGACATTTCCAGCAAGTCACTGCTACTGCCACTGTTACGCAACTTAGTAACTTTATGATCGTCAACGGTGGTTCTTCCACCACTTCTGGACAGGGTGCTTATATCCGCACATATCGTCACTTTCCGTCATTCGGAACATATCCGACTTATGTCGATATGTGGATTCGTGAAGTAACTCCAACTGCTGTAAATGCTATTTCTGAATGGGGTCTTTTGTATCTTACAGCAGTTGCAACACAGACTCCACTTGACGGTGTATTTTTCCGTAGACTTTCTGGTGGTGGTCTTCGTGCAGTCATCAACAATAACGGTACTGAAACCGAATATACAATAGATGTAACCAATGTTCCTTCCCGTGATGGTATAGGTGTTTATGATCCAACGGAAGTCAGTCATTATCTGATTGCATTCCACAACGATGTCGTTCGTTTCTGGATCAATGATATATTGGTTGCAACAATTGATTGTCCCAATAATCAGGCAGCATTCATTTCGGGTACAAACATTCCCCTTGGCTTCCGTGTTCTCAATATTAATACCGTAACTCCATCTGCTCGTCAATTACAGATTGGTTTCTTGAATGTAGGTATAGGAGATCAGAATACCAGTAAACCATGGTCACATGCAATGGTTGGTGGCGGTCAAGGTGCATATCAGACTCAAGTTGGTTCTGCCGTTGGTCCAACTGTTACTCGCGGTGCTGCACCAGCTGGTTGGGTTACTTCTGGTACTGCCCGTGCTGCTGGTTCATGGGTTGCAACATCTGGTCCTGCTACAGCAACATTGGGTGGAATGTTTGTCACACCAGCAATGTCAACATTGACTTCCGATGCTGATTATCCGATCTTTGCATATCAGGTTCCTACTGGTACTGCCACACTTCCAGGAAAGACATTATATGTTACTGGTATTCGTGTTGGTGAAGGGTATATCAGTACCGCTACACCAGTTCCTATGCAATTGACATATATCGTCACTGTTGGAGGAACAGCAGTAGCTACATCTTCTGCTGATTCAACAATTCAAGTTGCTCCCCGTGGTATTGTGGTGGGTAGTCATGGATTCCCCGCATTACCTACTGGTGTAACTGGTTCTGTATCAGCAGGATTTGAAGTAAACTTTAATTCTCCTTTAGTTTATCCAGCTGGTAGTTATTTTACTTTTGTAGCTAGACCATTTGGTACTGTTGCAGCAAATACACTAGTAGTTTCGAGTAGTCTTTCAGTCAATGGATATTTTGAATAATGGCACTTGTAAAGAATATAAGCACAGAGTATGGAGTCTATGCTTCTTATTGGAAGATAACTGAGATTTCATTGAATCTTGATGGAAGTTGTGACTTTGTATTATCTGGTTATTTAAATAAAGAAACTAGAAATGGAAATCTTCTTCATCTTAAGAAAATAGAATTTCACATAGATCAACCAACAGTTGTTCAATATTTTCCTAGTGGAGTTGATCTTGCACAGGTTTATGCTTATCTCAAGACAACTGGTGAATTTGGTGGAGCAGAAGATATTTGACATGAAAATTAAATATGATATAATTACATCATGAATTTTTTAGAAAAAATAGTAAAAATATACAAATTATATCCAGATGTTCAAGACATATCGTTTGCTACTCAGCAATCGGCGTGTTTTGATATTTCCGCATATCTGCCATATCAAGCATCTGTCAGAGGTTATACCAAGGCAAATGATCCAATTGAAATGCTGAATGTTCAGGATACAGATGGAAAAAATTATATTGAAATTCCATCTGAGTGGAGAGTAATGATTCCAACTGGATTGATATTGGATATTCCAGAATATCATTGTATAAAGATCTATTCTAGGTCTGGTCTTTCCACCAAGAAGGGATTGAATCTCATCAATTCTGTTGGTATAATTGACTCCGATTATGTGGAGCAGTTGTACATTCCAATTTACAATAATTCTCAATCCAAGGCTAGAATCTACAATGGTGACAGAATTGCGCAAGGAAAATTGGAAATACTAGAATCTGCCCAGTACACATATATAAATGAAAGACCAACCAGAAAAAGTGATCGTGATGGTGGGTTTGGATCTACTGGAATTTCAGAAGGATAAACAATGACAAATAGTGAACTTTTCGAAATGCACAAAAAACTGTGTGATTCTGCTCTTAAACTGATGCAGAAAAAGAATCATGATTATTCAGGTAAGAGTGGCAAGGAACCATTCGCTAATTTCACCCGTGCCGAAGCCATGGGAATCACTACAACAGAGAAGGGAATGCTTGTTCGTATGCTCGACAAGATCAGTCGCCTTTCATCGTTTGCTGATTCTGGTGAATTCAAGGTAGAGGATGAGAAGCTTGAGGATACCATAATTGATATCATCAATTATTCTGTTCTTCTATACGCATATGTTCAGCAAAAGAATACGAAGAATACTGGACAGATGGATCTTCAATACGATATAATGGAGCTTCGAGTACCACATTTATTTGATGAATATATCAACGATATTCAGGCAAGATATGGAATGGATGCTCCATTGTATTCCAAGGGAAGTGTTGTTCGAGGCGCGGAAGATCCAAAACGAGTATGAACTTCTACACAAATGTTTTTTATGATGGCTCCAAGATCCTGTATCGTGGAGTCAATGATGGTAATTCTGTCGATGAAGTACTCGACTATGAATCATGTCTTTACATCCCCACTGGAAAGGGTACCAAGTTCAAGACAATCGATGGTCGATATGCAGAGAAGATCTGCTTCGGCAACATCTATGAAATGAACGATTTCAAGCGCACATACGAGAATGTATCTGGGTTTGATATTCACGGTGATATTGGTATTGAATATCAATTCATTTCATCTAAGTATGGTACTGAATGCGAGTATAATTTCTCTCAGATCAACATTCTATACATTGATATCGAAACTACATGTGAGTCTGGGTTTCCAGAGATTGAAAACCCGCAGGAACAAGTGATTGCCATTACATGCATGATGAATGGAATGAAGCATGTATTCTGCCTTGGTGAATTCTCATGCAATGATGCCAATACAGTGGTGAAGTCTCATGAAGATGAGAAGGAAATGTTCTATGACTTCATCAAATACTTCAAGAAACAGGCTCCCCATGTCATCAGTGGATGGAATATTCGATTCTTCGATATTCCCTATCTAATCAATCGAATTGAGTATCTTGATGATTCTCTATTGGATATCAAGGAACTTTCACCATGGGGAATCATCAAGGGGAAGATGGTAAATAAAGGTGGAAAAGAATACACCGTATATGACATTGTGGGAGTATCCACGCTAGATTATTATGAAGTCTACAAGACTTTTACATATGTCAATCAAGAGTCATATAAGCTCGACCACATTGCATGGGTAGAGCTTGGTGAACGCAAGATTTCGTATGATGAGTACGATAGCATTTCTGACTTCTACAAGAAGAACTTTCAGAAGTTCATTGAATACAACATCAAGGATGTTGAACTAGTTCAGCGACTTGAACAGAAGATGCGCTTGATTGAATTGTGCGTTGCACTGGCTTATTCCGCAGGAGTAAACTATGCAGATGTCTTCTCTCAGGTTAAGACATGGGATATCATCATTTACAATCATCTGCTCAAGAGAAATATCGTGGTTCCACCCAAAAAGCACCAGGAAAAAACAGATCAGTATGCTGGCGCATATGTCAAGGAACCATTGATCGGTATGCATAAGTGGGTTGTATCATTTGATATTTCAAGTATGTATCCCTCTACGATCATGCAATACAATATCTCACCAGAGACTCTAGTAGATCATTTTGATGTAAATATCAAGGTAAATGACATTGTAGCACCTAGCGAGAACATGAAGAATCTGCTACAATCTGTGAAGGAAAACAAGTGCTCAATCACTGCGAATGGCACATGTTATACGAACGAAAAGCATGGATTTCTTCCAGAATTGATGGATAAGATGTACAAGGATCGAAAGATGTTCAAGAACATGATGATTGAATCCAAGAAGAAGCTTGAAGCAATCAATAATGAAATCAACAAGCGAGGCATCAAGTGAATGTAATTGACTATTACAAGGATTGGGAAGCACAGGCAATTCTTGCCGATCTCAATACCAAGCGAAATGATTTCACTGTGATTGCAAGTAATCTTGAAAATGATTTCAATATTGCAACACTAATTCGAAATGCAAATGCATTCATGGCTGCTGAAGTATGGATCTATGGTCGTAAGCAATATGATCGTCGTGGTACTGTTGGCACTCATCATTACACAAACTTCAAGCATGTCAAGACAATTGACAGCGTTCATGATGCATTGAATCAACTTCGCATTCAACACGAAGGAAATATCAATATTGTAGGCATGGACAATATTCCTGGTGCCAAGGATATCACTAACTATGAATGGGATTGTGACATGCATACCGTGATGGTATTTGGTCAGGAAAAGAACGGTATTCCAACCGAACTTCTGTCTGTATGTGATGATGTAGTGTATATTCCACAGTATGGAAGTGTTCGTAGCCTGAATGTCGGAACCGCAAGTGGCATTGCCATGTATGCATATTGCAGCAATCTTGTTTCAATGTGATTGACAAACGATATGATGATTGATATAATGATAAAGGAGGTAATGAATGTCACGACCACAAACACGAACCAAGTGTCGTCGCCGCCGCAAGATCGGCAGCAAGAAGCGACGAGCACGAAAGCTTGCTCTTAAGAATTGAGCAGTTGCCCTGTGATGAAATGGTATCATAGGAGGCTTTGAACCTCCGCTTCTTGGTTCGAATCCAAGCAGGGCATTTACGGCGCGGTAGACCAATGGCAGAGTCAATTGACTCAAAATCAATACAGTGTGGGTTCGAGTCCCACTCGCGCTATTATGGAAATTGAAGACATCATGATGCGAAATCAGCAACTCATTCTAGAGAATGAAGCTCTTTGTCAGCAAATTGAAGATCTTAAAAATGGATTTGAAGGCTGTTGCTATGCATGTGAGCCTGTCGGTGAGATGAACAAGAAGTTGCGTAAAGAACGCGATGAGGCGAGGCGTTCCGTGTGCTGCCAATCCCTGCCGTCCGACTACAAGGAATGGAATCCGAGCGCGGTCGATTCCGCTCTAAGGCTAATCGCAGCGCAGCAGGGATGGGACTGCTTCAAGGATTACAAGTGAACAAGGAGAAAACACAATGAAGACACTAATCGCAACAGCATTTATCGCAACGGCAGCACGCGCAGAACTCTGCACCTTTGAGAATCTTCCTGCGCCGACATTTGCGGAATACAACACGCCGCAGACTGGCTTTTGGATTGATCCTCT